GTACCAACCTGTCTAACACTAAATGTAAATGGTGGACCAACAAATTGAATAACATAAGCTGCGTTATCCGTTATAACAAAGACATAATCTTTACCTTGAAGTGCAGCTCTTATCTCGTTTCCTGTATCTAATCTAAATGTACCTGCAGTGTTTGTAGCTGTTGGTGTATAAGTATTTAAGTCTTCTTGATTAGAAAATCTTACAAACATTGGATCTTGTGTACTAGTATCACCTATAGTTGTCTCTGTTCCAAAGTGAAATAAATGCCTGTCTCTATCTGATACTAATGTAAATCTAGTGGCTGTAGGATTATTGGTAGTTGCAAAATTACTTGTAGATAGTGAAGCTCTAATAGTTCTGGCGTTTGATGCGCCTGCATTCCATGTAAAAGTTTTACCATCAAGTATAGTTGCAACTAATACTTGACCAAAATTATCAAGACTCCAGTTTCCTGGATCCAGTACCACAGAACTTGTAGATCTCTCCGTGCCCCAGGTTTCAACGTTCCAAGTAGATGTACCCCAACCATAACCTGTAGTTTGGGTTGTTGGTCCAACTATAACATAAGGATTAACAGTAACGGCACCTGCCGCTGTCATACCAGACCCTGATTCAACTGTTGCTGCTTGAACAGTAAACTTATCTATATCAGGCACAGTTAAAATTTCGTATACTTTTTCTAAGTCTGAGGCCGTGTAACCACTAGCTCCGGTTACAGTTACACCAGATAAGGTTACATATCTTCCAACTAGTAATCCATGTGATCCTTTATTAATAGTTATAGTGCTAGACCCATTGACAGTTGTTAAAGTTCCGCCAGTGATTGCGGTATCTAAAGGTGTAATATCATAAAAATCATTACCATAATATAAAAATAAACCTTGTGATGTTCCAATGGCTGAATATTTTTCCCCTGCAAAACTAGAAAAAGCTACTTGTGCTCTTCCAGCGCCAGGTAAACTTTTACCACCAGCTGTTAGTTGTAACCAACCGCCTATTTTTTCAGGTAATCCATATCTAAATCTAACAAAATCACCATCTGTCCATTGGCCCTCGGCCCCTGATTCTGTGTCTTGCTTATTAAAACCGGGCTTGAAATTTAATTTTTGTAGCATATAGTAGCTTATATAATAGTTTTAAAGAGAATGAAAGTATCAATATAATGGACCATTTGGAAGCAATTGTTGAGATAAAGAATATAATATCCACTGAATTTATAGATAAGATTATACCTTTAATAAACTATAAAGCTAAAAAAAATTTAGAAGTTAGAACTGGTGTAAATAAACATATAAGAAATGTAAAGGGATATCATTTAGATTTTACAACTCCTACAAATATTTTTTACTGGAATTATATAAAAAAAGAAATAGAAAGAGTTTATACTTTTTATAAAGCTAAATTTCCTAAAATGGAAAGTTATAAAATTAATCAAATAGATTTATTAAAATATTCGTTTGGCGGAAAATACGAAGTTCACACAGATCATTATACAGATACAGCTAGACATTTAAGTATTATTATTAATCTAAATGACAAATACGAAGGTGGAGATTTAATTTTTACTGATCAAAAAGAAAAAGAAATTAAAAGATTAAAACTTAATAAAGGGTCTATTGTGTTTTTTCCAAGTAATTTTATGTATCCTCATAGTATTCAACCAATTACGAAAGGAACAAGGTATAGTATAGTAGCATGGCTGCAGTAGAATATAAATTAATAAAAAATTTTTTTACAAAAGAAGAATTAAAAATTTTAGATAAATATTGTTATAATAAAATAGATCAAAATAAAGACTACAACTTAGATACTCAGTCATTTTCCCCAGCATGGTATAATGATCCTTTAATGAATGCTTTATTAAATACAAAACTATCTACTATTGAAATAGAATCTAATTTAAAATTATTACCAACTTATGCATACTGGAGATATTATATTTTTGGAGCAACTTTAGATAAACATATAGATAGACCATCTTGTGAAATAAGTGTAACTGTATGTATGAAAAAATACGACGACTGGCCTATTATTATTGAAAAAACTTCATTTAAATTAAATGAAGGAGATGCAGTTTTATATGCAGGGCGTGATCAAAAACATGGGCGTCCTGGTATATATAAGGGTGAAGGAATGGCACAACTTTTTTTACATTATGTAAACCAAAATGGACCTTTCACTCATCATGCTTATGACGGATTTTGGAAAAAAACAGGAAAAAATTATAGTGAAAAAGATATTCAAATGATTAAGGAAAAAAAAATATGAAACAAAAAACATCTAAAATAGAAAATTTTATAGGAATTTATGATAATTATATTACAGAAGATGAATGTAAAAAAGCTATTAAATTATTTGAATCACAAAATAAATTAAATAAAACTTTAAATAGAACACACGGAGAAAATGTAGGTTTATTAGAAAAACAAGATAGACAGTATTTTGCCACTGGAGAAAATATTGATGTGTGGTGGGAAGAACTAAAATCATTGATGGTTAATTACGAAATAGCATGGTTGCACTACGCAAAAAATACCGGAGGAGCAGACGCCTATGGATTAAACAGTAACAATTTTAAACTTACAAATTTAAAAATACAAAAAACTTTACCAACAGAAGGATATCACATTTGGCACGTAGAACATGGTAGAGGATATCATAACGAACCCCGTGCTTTTGTATTTTCTATATATTTAAATAATATAGAAAAGGGTGGAGAAACAGAATTTTTAAATCAATCTTGTAGAGTAAAACCTAAAACAGGTAGAATAGTTATTTGGCCTGCAGGTTTTCCTTATGTACATCGAGGTAATTCACCTTTATCTGGTGAGAAATATATTTTAACTTCTTGGATGATGTTAAGATGAAATCTTTTGATCCTTTTAGATATCAAAACTGTTTTTATGAACATAAATTAAAAACTAACTCTGATGAAATAAACCAAATTATTTTTTTATTAAAAAATGATAAAGGATTGTACGATCAAAAAACCACATTCAATCAGTTAAATGTATTAAATTTTCCCCTATTAAAAAATCTTAGATCTCAAATAATAACTATATTAGAAGAAAATGGTCTAGCATTAGGTAATAATTGGGCGCAATTATATAATAAAAACGACAAACATTGTATTCATATCCATCCTTTATCTACTTATTCCGGAATAATTTATTTAACGCCTAGTAAACCAAGCCCCACTATTTTTTATGATAAAAATTTTGAAAAATATATTCATCAAGGTATTAAAGATACTTTATTATTATTTCCGTCTTACATTCCCCATGAAGTAAAACCTTTGGATACAGACGAACAAAGATTAATAATATCTTTTAATGGTTTAAAGAAATGATAAAGATACTAGATAACTTCTTTGAAAATACATTATTTTTAAATATAAAAAATCATATTAGAACTAAGTTATACTACACTCCTAGATTTTATGGTGAAAAAAAAGAAAATTATTATGGATGTAGATTTGTTTTATCTGAAGATAAAAAATTATTAGATACTTTTGTTACACAAGCAGAGAAAAAATTTAAAATAAAAATTAAAAAATTACACGATGATACAGGTATAGATATGAGAAATTTAGATAAATTTAAACCTCATGTAGATGATGGTGTAATAAATATTATGGTAATGTTGTCAGGACCAAGAGCAGTTACAAATGGTACAGTCTTTTATACTGATGGTGAATTAGATATTCATGTAGGATTTAAAGAAAACAGAAGTATTTTATTTCCTTCAAATTGGTATCACTCAAATCATGCAAGTAATATTCCAAATTTAAAAAGATATACAGCTAGTTTATTTGTAAAAGATTATGAAGAGTAGCTACTAGGTCTTGCACCTAATCTAGAAATTTTATCTTCAGAAGTTTCACCATCAACATTATCATTATCCCAATCAGATTGTAACTGAGTTAGGTGAGCTGAATCCCATCTAGTAATGAAATCTTGAAAATCTCCTAAATTAGCATTGTCCCAACTTGAATGAGGAGTTTCATCTCTGTATTCTACTTGATCGTTAACATTTGAAGTTGCGTATTGAATGGCCCAAATATTAGCCCATTTTGCTAGCCCCCAAAAATCATTGTCATCAATTTTATAACCAGTACCAGCAGCATCTCCACTTTGTTTAATAATTAATTTATCTTCAAATACTACTGTCCATTGTGCTTGTGTTGCCATATTTTCTCCTAAGTCTTAATAATATAAATTACTGCTATATAAGGTTGAAGAACCGAAGTTGCATCACCTGAAAAAGTTGCACTCATATTGTGTTGGTGACCAGTTCCACTACCTGTGTTACCAATATTCACACTTTGAGGTCCACCATCATTACCAGGGGAAGCGAACTGCAATCCAGGTTGTGATCTAGGTGGGTTAGAACTGTTAAGACGGGTTACTGGATGATTATGACTCGCTAACTGTGATGTTGATAAAGTTGCGTTAGCCGTAGAACCTCCAACGTTTCCTGTTGAAGTCACAGTGTTAGCCCCACCAGTTGATGCTAAAGCTTTAGTTCCAGATTTTCCTACAGGTACATTATCTTGTATATCAGGTAGGAGAAAAGTTGATGAACCATCACCTGCTCCATAAGTTGTACCTATGATTGCAAATAATGCAGAGTAAGTTGATCTTGATACAGCTGCTCCATTACATTCTAAGAAACCTGTTGGCACTGAAGATGCAGACCACGGCACAATAGTAGCTGTAGGAATTCCTTCGATACCAGTAAGGTTTGCTCCTGAAAAATCGTATTTTGTTGCTTCGTAATTTGACATATTATTTCTCCGTGTAAGTCCATCCTGTTGTAGCGTCACCTGAATACACTAATCCAAATGCTGCGCCTTGTGTATTTACAACAAGGTCAGATGCTGCATTAGCTATATTAGAAGAGTTTCTTCCAACAGTCAATGCGTTACTATTAAAATCATAACCTTGATCTACGAAATTTACTTGATCCCCTGTAGCTGGTGATGCTGGCAAAGTAATTGTTACTGCTCCACCATTTGTATTTACTAAAAGTTGAGCACCCGCTTGAACTGTTTCAGCTGCTGAAACTGTTCTCCAGTTTCTTTGCTCATGAAGTTTTACTACATTAGTTCCATCAGAATATAATACGTAATTATTTCCTTCAGCTAAAAGAACACCTGTACCTGACGATGTTTTAAAAGTTAAAGTGTAACCTGCATGGTCACATGCATTTTGTACGTTATAAACTTTTTCAATTGAATCTGGAATGCTAACAGTTCTGTTAGCAGCTAGTGTTCCTGTTAATTTAATAACATCATTTTTACCATTCGATAAAGCACCGTTTGTAAAAGTTAAAGATCTATTAGCGTTAGTTAAATTAAAAGTTGTAAAGCCACCGATAGCTTGTTCTAAAATAAGTAAGTTTGTATTTGTAATTTGACCCCAAGTTCCCGAGTTTTCACCGGTTGCTTGTACTGTAAGTTTTAAGTTAGCAGATGTAGAATTCGCCATTTTTTAATTCCTTATACGTTTATTTTATTAAAAATAAGAGTTTGTGTCAAACTCTTTATGCAGCCACCTCTCGCCATCCTGGAGGTGTTAAAGGCGCTGAACCTGTGTTAATTTCGTTCCAGATCAAAGCACTACCAGATCCTTGGTTCATAGTCAAGCTTAAACCTGTAAGCTGAATATCAATGTGAATTGCAACACTTACACCAGCTAATTGATTATTTAAAGGAAAACCTGTTACATCAATTTCTTGGCCAGGAACACCTACGGCCGTTCCTAATCCTGCAGTCATTGCAATACCTGTTGGAATATCAATGTAGCCAATGATACCCGCAGCAGTCCCTAAATTTGCAACTGCTAAATTTCCAGTTACAGAAGCATCAGGTGCAGGATCTACATTACCTAAAGTTGCTTGAGCTACATTTAAAGTATTAAGAGTTAAGTTAGCATCACCAGTTACGGATTGTGGAGCAGCAACAGCTGCTGTCATTGCAATACCTGTTACATCAACATTTGCAAACTCACCTTCAACTCCCCACGCATTAACATTCCATTGTTGTCTACCCCAACCTGTTTGGTTAAATGCTTCAACAGTTCCAAGACCCACTGTTGCTTGAATGCCTGAAGGCATTGCATCAGGGCTAGCATCAGCAGTTCCTAATGCACCTGTAAGTGGGATACCTGATGGAAATGCTTTTGTTTGAATATCAATTGATACATCATTAAGTGCGGTTGTAATAAGTTGAT